CGGCGGCGCTGGCCTGCCGCGCCCAGTATTGGTAGGCGCCTACCGGCCCGGCGACCGAAAAACTTTCAAAGGCCAGCAGGATGCGTTCGCGGTAGGCTTCGTCGTCTTCCGCCTCCGAGCCGCCTGCCGAAACGGTGGTATTGGCAACGGTAACGTCGGTAACGGGGTGCAGCCGCTCGGACAGGGTGTTGATCTGACCTGCCGACCAGCCGTTGCCGGACAAGCCGGTTTGGGTGCATTCGGCGGCCAGCTCGACGGCGGGCGTTTGCGCGCTCAGCATGCCCGCTTCGGTGGTGGCGAACGACACCCGGCCTGCCCAAACCAGCGTGCCTTTGGGCACGGGGATTTGTTCGCCGGCCGACAAGGCAGCCTGAAAGCGCAGGGTGGTCAGCGCGCTTTGGGCATCCAGCCTCGGCGTGCCGACGTCGTCGCCGCACAAATCCAGCATCAGGCCGGTGGCAAAGCGCGGGTGCTGCTGGCGGTAGGCTTCGTTGACCTGCGCCCTTAACAGCGTTTCGCGGTAGGCGAAGGTGTTGATAATGAGCCGTTCGATATGGGCGGGCTGCAGCACTTTGCCGGCGCGCCGCTCGTAATCGGCAACGGTTTCGGCCAGCACGGCGGCCAGTTCGTCTTCAACGATTTTGATGTCGTTTTTGTTCCAATCCATGTTTCAGGCTGCCTTGAACGGTGTGCGGTAGATTTCGCCCGCCACGTCGTCGGCCACCCGCCAGTGCAGGCTGACAAACAGGTGCGGCGCGGCGCCCTCGAAGGTGATTTTTTCCAATACCGCTCGTTTTTCCCAGGTCTGCACCGCCAGCGTGATTTCACGCACGAAGTTCGGCACCAACACGTCTTCGGGCGCGTCGGTGTAGTCGTGGTGGCCGCTGCCGAAGGTCGGACGGCACACGTCTTCGCCCTTGCGGGTGGCCAGGATGTTGAGCAGGCACTGCTCGATGTCGGAGGCGTCTTCGACGGTGTCTTTCAGGCTGCCTGCGGGGGCGATCTGCCAGTGGCGGGAGCGGGGGTTCACAGGGGTTCCTTAATCTGCGGGCATAACAAAGCCCTGCGCGTATGGTAGGCGCAGGGCGGGGAAGCGGCTTTTAAAGCGGTTTAAAAATGGTTACAGCTGCGGCGTGCCGGTTTGGCCGCCGGAATCGCCAGGGTGGGTGTGGTTTGAGACAAACTCTTGGAGACTGACGCCGTTGAGCAGGATGTCGCCCTGCACCTCGGCCGTGCCGCTGATGCTGGCCGCTACGCCGCCGCCGGCATTGCTCGCGCTCATGCCCGCGCTGTAGGTCAGATGGCCGAGAATGGCGGTGTCGCCGGTGATTTCGGTGTTCGGGGTTTGGATTTTGACCTGTTTGGCTGCCTTAACCAGTACATCGCCGGGCGTGTCGACCATTACTTGCCCGCTGCTGCGGTCGTGGCGGATGACCGTGCCGTTGGCAAAGCGTTTGCACCAGATATTGCGGTCGGACTCGGGCGCGGGGTCGGACTCGTTGTAAATCACGCCCAAGCACACGCCGCCTTCGCCGCGCGCATCCAGCAGGCAGACGGCCAATTCTCCCGGGTCGGGCAGCGCGTAGAAGCGGTTGCCGCCCGCGCCCAAGGTCAGCACCGGCAGCCAGTCGGTTTCCATGCCTTCCAGCGCGGGCAGCTGCACGCGCACGGCATGGCGCGTATCGTCTACCGCCGACACCGTGCCGAATTGGAGCGTCGCGCCGAAATCATAGGCCTGCTGCATTTTGCGTTTCCTTGTTTGGGGTTTCAGACGGCCTTTCAGGCTGCCCTTCGCTTTCGTCGGCAATGTATTCCACCATTTTGACCTCTAATGATGTGGTGTAGCCCGTGCTGCGGCGCAGCTCGTGGCGGCTCTGTTTGACCAGATAGCGCCCCGAAAACTGGCCGAAGCCTTTGAGCCGCACAATCTGCCCGGCCACCAGTTTGGCGTTGCCGAACAGCGTGATGTCGCCCGCCACTTGGTTGTGCGATGCGTCAGCCAACGCGGCATCGGCGCGGGCAGCCAGCTGCGCGTCGCTCTCGCCGCGGTTGGCCACGATTTTCAAAGTGTCGGTGGTGGCGGCGCGCTTGGCGTTCGGACGCAGCGGTTTGTGCTTGCGGCTTTGGCGGCGCACGGTCTTTTTCTTGGCGTCGTAGCCGCTGACCACCGCTTCCTGCGGCACGCCCTTAATCAGGTCGCGCAGGCGGATGTTTTTAATGTCCTGCGGCAGCAGCAGGGCGACGGCTTTTTGTTCCGCGAGCTTGTCGTTGCGGGTAAAAACCAGCGCTTTGTCGGTAAGCTTGAAGCTGTGACCGTATTCGCGGGCCAGGCGGGCGAGAAACTCGACGTCGCGCTCCTGATACTGGGTGACGCGCTCGATTTTGATGTCGGCCACTTCGCCGCTTACCGACAGTTTCAGCCGCTTGGCCACCTGCCGCACGATGCCGGCCAGCGTGGTTTTTTCGTAGGATTTGGGTTTTAAGGTGCGGTTTGCGCGGCTGATACCGGCAGACAGGGCTTTCAGGCTGACCACGCTCGGCGGATGGCTGTATTCGATTTCGGCAATCTCAAATTCGCCCAAATCTACCATGCCCGTAAACTGGTCGCCCAGCTGCAAGGCCAGTTTATCGCCCTGGTTCGGATACCACGAGCGCAGCCAGCGACCGTCGGTGTCTTCCAGTTCGAGCTGGATTTCGTCGGACTGGCCTTCCAGATAGTCGGTGTAGCTCAGCGACAAAAAATAAGGGCGGATGTCGGAGCTGATGTCTTTCTGCTCATATTTGACCAGCACGTCGGGCAGGGTAACAGGATGGGCGGACGGGGGTTTCAGGCTGCCTGAAAGGCCGTCTGAAAGCAGGTTGCCGAGTGTGGTACTGATACTGCTTGGTTTCATGTTGTTCCTTATCTCATCCACGGCGGCATATCGTCCCGGCTCTGCGGTTTGGCAGGCAATACCGGCACAAACACCGTCAGGTTCGCCGCAAAGGCTTCGCAGACCGGCAGGTGCGGATTGGCGGCAATCAGCCCTTCAATCAGCAGCGCGTTACCGTAATAGCGGTGGGCGATCAAATCCCAGCGCTCGCCTTCGGCCGTGGTGTGCTGTAAAACCGACTGTTTCATGCGCCGTCCTTTCTCGCGGCCAAATACGCGGTCAGGCTTTCGGCACCTGCCGCCCCGTTGTTCAGGCTGTCGCCGGCGGCCGCGGCAAATTCCGCCGCCGCATCCAGCCAGCCGCCGATGCTGCGGCTTTCCACTCCGCCGCGCACGGCAGCAATACCGTCGGCCAGATGGCGTGATGCCTGGCCGCCGTAGGAGAGCATCTCGGCCGCCCCTTTCAGGCTGCCGAAATAGCGGCCGGCTTGCGGCAGGGCATCGAGTTTGCCCAAAGCCGAACCGCCGACAGAGAGCGCGTCGCCCAGTATCGAAAAGGCGGCGGCCGGGTCGTTTTTCAGATCGCGGGCGCGGCCGATCAGGTTTTGGATTTGGCCGATTTCCTTTTCCGCCGCGCGGTACAGGCGCACGCCCTTTTGCACCGCTTCGGCGGCTTTGGATGCCGTGCCGCGCACGCTCTCGGGCAAAAGCGACAAGAGCGGGTTTTCCTGCGCGGGTGCGACGGCGGGCGCAGGCAGCGGGTTGTTCGGGTCGCCGACAAACTCAACCAGTGACACTTCCAGCTCCCGCGCCGCCGTACGCCCTTGGGCGTCCTGCACCAGCGTGCGCGCGGACAGGCTCTCAATCACAAACCAGCCGACAAAGCGTCCCGCGCCGGTGACCAGCGACAGCGCCTGCTGCGCTTCTTTGGCGGCGACCAGTCCCTTATAGGCGGCATCGGGGCTGCCCAGCTTCCAGTGCAGCTTTAAGCCGAAGCGGATTTTGGTCAGATCGTTACCCACCGCCTGCAGGCGCGGGCGGCCGCCCAGCACTTCGTGTTTGGCATAGTCCGCGCCGTGCGTCTCTTCCCATTCGCTAAAGCTCTGCAAAAATTCAAACGGCACCTCGCCCAGCATCGCGTACATCAGTAAGCCCTTCTTTGTATGTCCGCCATCATTCGGCGGTACATCGTTTCAAATTCCTGCAAACCCAGCCGCAGGGCAGCCTGAATCTGCTGCGGATCGCCGCCGGGGGCGTTGATGGTCGGATTAAAGTTCACCGTGATCCCGCCTGATGCCTGCGTCTGGCGGGCGGCGGCGAACTCGTCGGCGTTGGTGCGTATCGATGCGGCCATTTCCGCCGACAGGCCGCTGCCGGAAGTGAAACGCTGTTTCAGACGGCCTGCCACCGACTGCACCGCCGCCAACGGCCGTCCTGCAGCCGCGCCGATACCCAGCTGCAAGCCTTCCATCAGATAGCCGCCGTAGCTTTTGAACACGCGGCTGGGCGAGTGGATGGCGACCGGGCCGGTAAAGGCCGATTTGATGCGGTTGGCCAATGATGTAACGGTGCCGACAACCGCATCGACTTTGGACTTGATACCGTTAATCAGACCGTCCAGCAGCATCTGGCCGAACTCGGTAAATTTGGCAGGCAGCTCGACGCCGAACCAGCTCATTACTGCGGCAAACGCCGAGTAAAACGCATCCAGCGGCGACCAGTTCAGAATCAGCGCTAATATGCCGCTCAGACCGCCGTCAAAGGCGGTTTTGATTTCCGTCCACGCTGCATCGGCCGCGCCGAACAGCGTGTCGAAAATCATCCGCCAGCCGTTGATAATCATCGCGCCGGTTTCGATAACCGCAGCCAGGATGCCGCCGATAACGGTGCCGACGGTAACGCCGAAGTTTTCCGCTTCGGCCGATGCGCCGGCGGTGCTGCCGGTAAACTCGCCGAACCATTGGATAAGTGGTTCGAACAGGGCGGCAAACGCTTCCCACAGCTGCTTGAGCAGCGGCATCACCGGTGCCATAGCAGCCTGAAAGCCTTTCCACACGCCGATAAAGTAGGATTTGATCGGCCCCCAGTATTTGTAAATCAGCAGCGCGGCAAGGGCGACGGCCAGCACAACCCAGCCGATGGGCGATGCCGAAAACACTGCGCCCAAACCCGACCACAGCCGCTGCAGCCAAACCATTACCGAACCAGCGCCGCGCAGGCGGGCAAACAGGCCGACGATACTGGTACCGATGGCACGGATGCCGCCGAATGCAGCGCGCAACCCGCCCGAAACCCTGCCGAACACAGCCAAAGCCGCGCGTGCCTGCCTTGCGCTCAACCCGAGCAGGCGCAGTGCGGAAACGGCACGCCCGGCGCGGAACAGGCGCAAGGCGGCATTAACACGCAGCAAGCTGGCGCTCAATCCAAGTCCGTATGACCTGATTCCAAAAAATATCGAACTGAGCCCGTTTAATCCAAAGCGCACCGCCAACGATCCGGCCTTAAAGCCCGCCATTGCCGCAATCACCAAAAAAATGTTTTTAATCAGCTCGGGGTGTGCTTGGGCAAAGCGGACAAAATCCTCAATCAGCGGTCTGAGACTTTTCAGCAGGCCATTAACGGCCGGCAAGATCACGCTGCCGATGCTGATGCCAAATTCGGTCAAACCGTTTTTCATCAGTTGCAGTTGGTTGGCGGTGGTGGCCGAGCGGTTTTCAAACTCACGCTGCATCGAGCCCAGATATTTCAGCTTGCCGCCGGCGTCGGTCTCGGCCAGCAAATCCAGCTGGCGGCGGTACTCGCCGACATTGTTGGCCAGCAACAGTGCATCGTCGGCATAGTTTTTGCCGAACAAATCCAGCAGCAGCGGGAACTGCTCGTCTTTGGGCAGCTGCTTCACACGCTCCAGCAGGTTGAGGATGGCGGCGTTGGCATCCTTGTTCATCGCATCAGCGAACTGTTTGGTGGTCAGCCCCAATTGCGCCAACTGGTCTTTGGCATCGCCGGTTTTCATAACCGACAGCGATGTAACCATCCCTTTCATTGCCTGCGCGGCCAGCTCGGGCGCCTTACCCATGCTCAAAAAGGTACTGCCCAATGCGGCGGCCTGGTTTTCGGTCAGGCCGAGTTGCTTGGTGTCGCTGCCGACGCGGGTCAGCACATTGACGATATCGGCGGCTTTGGAGTTGGCATTGTCCGACAGGTGGTTGATGGCATCGCCCAGACGGCTGATTTTGGGAATGGGGATTTGCAGCACGTTCGACAGCGTCGCCATCGCTTCGCCGGCGTCTCCTGCCGCCATATCGAAAGCCACGCCCATCTTGGCCGCATCGGAAGCAAAACCCAGCAGGTCTTTGCGCGCCACACCGCTTTGGCCACCGGCCGCCACAATGGCGGCAATATCTTTGCCGGCCATCGGGATGGTGCGCGTCAGCTTCAGAATGTCGCGGTTCATCTGCTGGAACTGCTGCGGCGTGTCGAAGTCCACCACTTTTTTCACATCGGCCATTGCCGACTCAAACTCAATGGCCAATTTGACCGGAATGGCCACCACGCCCAAACCCGCAACCACCCCGAATACTTCGTCTTTCATGCGGGCACGGGCTTCACGGTTCAGCGACAGCCTGGTTTGGGCATAGTTCTGCCTGATTTGATTGATACGCATACGGCGGGCGATATCGCCCAATGCCTGATGCTGCCTGCGCAGATTTGCCAAATCATGGCTGGCGCTGCCCGTCATGCGGCTGATTTCCCTGCCCAGGCTGTTGTACTCTTGCCGCACCAGCCGGATACTCGGGCGCAAGTCCCGCGTGCCGCCCAAAACCGTCCGCAAAGCACTCAATGTACCGCCGAGAACGGTACTGACGCTTAAGGTAATTGATAATTCCGCAGACATGTTTTAGTATCCGAAAGAAGTTTTTTGAATTTGGACGGGAGCCTGATATGGCCTTGTTGATATTTTTCAGCCTTGTGTTTTTTTTGGCTTTTTCTGTACTGGGCGTGATTGCTGCAGCATTGGGAACAATCGTCGGCTTGTGGGATATTTTTATCAGCGTGTCCGGTATAGAAGACCGACGTTGGAAACGCAGGCACAAAACCGCAATGGCCATGCGTGCCGAGCGCGAAGCCGAGCAGAACCGGCGCTGGGAAGCGGCTCAAAAAGCCGCGCAAGAGCAGCCAGCCGCCTAAGCCCCTTTCCGATAGCCCGCCTTCATCTGGCGGGCTGCTTCTTTTAGGAAGGCATCAAACTCTTCCAGTTCCAAGTCATAGACCGACTGCACGCTCCAGCCGTACCACCACGCCATATCGGCTACTGCCGGCAGCAGGCGGCGTACAGTCTCTTCCAAAGGTTCGCGCGGTGCGTCAGTTGCCGGTGAATTCCCGAAGACACTCTCCCAGCGCCATAAAGTCGGCGCTGTCCAACATATCCAAATCCTCGGTAACCATGCCGGTGAGGCGGGCGATCATTTCAAAACTCTGCAAAGTTTCCGTTTCGCTCTCCGTTGACCCCTGTATGCGGGAAACCGCACGCAGGTCGCCCACTTTCGGGCGGCGGATGCGGATTTTTTCCAGCAGCGTGCCGTCGGCCAGCCGCACGGGATATTTCAAAACCACCTCTTTGACTACGCCCATCTGTTCTTGCATCTTTTGCGCTTCGTTCTGTGCCATTTTCCTGTCCTTAAAAAAACGCCGGGTGGGGCGGCCAAAAGAAAAACCCACCATCAAAATCAGATGGTGAGTTTAGTTTTCAGGCTGCCTTGCGGCTTTTAAACCGCTTTAAAAAACCGTTTATTACTGCCCCAGGTTGCGGCGGAACTTGGCGAACATATCCGCACCGTCCACGCGGTACTGGTTGGTAAAGGCGTCGAAATAGAGAATCTCGCGGCCGGCCACTTTCAGGCTGCCCGCATGGGCAAGAAAGGTGCTGGCAAACTCGGCGCGTTCTTTTGGTTTGTAGGTACCCAGGGGCGACTTGGAAAAATTACCGGTCAGGGTGGCCACCAGCGGCACTTCCTCCGCCCGCCCCAGTGCGTTGTGCTGCTGAATGTCGGCGCGGATCATCAGCTGCTGGGCTTTGAACGGGTCGTACACCGCGCGGAAAGCGTCGGGATAAAAGCCGTTCCAGTTGATTTCGGCCTCGCCGATTTTGATACCCATCGGCAGGGAAACGCCGATGGCCATGCCCAGTCCCTTGTACTCTTCCTGCTCGATTTCGATTTCAGGCAGTTTGATTTCGCCGCTGCGGCCGATTTGGGTATTGCCGTTCAAGTACAGCGCGGCGTTGTAGATTACGTTTAATTCGATGCTCATGGCTCAAAGCTCCTAGTTGCCTGCCTGTCCGGTCAGGTTGACCAGATATTTGCGGGTCATTTTGCTGGTGTTGGTGATGCGCTCGGCAGGCAGCTTGGGCGTGTAGTCGTACACCAGCGGCACTTGGCCTTTGGAAAAGGCGTCTGCCAAATCATAGTCGTAATCCAGGCTTACCGATGCGCCGACGATGCTTTTCAGGCTGCCCAAATAGACGCGGTAGCCTTCGAGCAGCGCATCCAGCAGCGCGTCTTCGATCGGGCGGTCGATGTATTGCAGCGCGTAGCGGCGCAGGCTCTCGTCAATCACATCGCCGGTGCGCTGGGCGACTTCGAAATTCTTGATGTGGCTCACGCTCGGGAAACAGGCCAGACGGTTGCCCCACATACGGAAACCGCTGCCGTAGCTGTTGAAGACAGTAGTAATGCCTTTTTCGTTCAGACGGTTGGTTTCGCTCTGCGGGTCGTCGCCGCGGGCGGTCAGGCCGACTTCCAAACCGGTTACGCCCAACAGCTCCTGATTGGAGATGCTCCACCAGTAGCCTTTTTCGACGTCGGTTTTCATGCGCAGGCCGGCGGCGTGGGTAGCCAGGCTTTCCAAACCCAGCAGGCCGACAACGTGCGGGAAAAACAGCTGGACGCGGTCGGAGGCCGTCTGAAAGTTGATTGAGCCCAAGGAGCCGCGCCCTTCTATGGCCTGGCTCAGGCTGGTGCCTTTGGGGGCGCTGATGTAGGCGATGGCTTTGAGTTTGTCGGCCTTGGCAATCATTGCCGCCGCGCAAGTGGCGGTTTGGTCGTATTCGGGCACGATGATGATTTTGGCGTCGGCACCCAAGCGGCTGTAACCCTCGACCAACAGTTCCAAACCGGTGCGTTTGCCGGTTGCCGCCACATAGGCGCCGATAATGTCGGCTTCGGTAACTTTAGACGGATCGGTGTAGCTGTAGCTGATTTTCGGGTCGGCAGGTTTGGCGGCAAACACGATGTCGCCGGTTAAGGTATCGAGCGTGTAGCCGACACCTTCGGCAAGCGCCGTTGCGCCGTCGGAAACGGTGTAACCGCTTTGGATGGCGGGGTGTGCGGTTTTGGCGCGCAGGGTGTCGGTATCGACGGTCAGGGCTTCGTCGGTTACGCTGCTTTTGTGCTTGTCCGGGTCGCAGACGTTAATGACATAGGCGACGCCCGAGCCGTAGCGTGTCCAGATATTTGCCGCATCCGGCAGAGTAAAGCCCGCGCCGGTCAGCTGGCCGCCGAATGCGGCAAAGTCTTTGGCGGTTTGGCATACGGTCAGTTCGTTGACTTTGCCGGTGGGAGCGGTGCCGACAAGGGCGGTAATCGCGCCGTCGACGGTATAGACGGGGCTGGAACCGGCATCGATGCGGATGGTCTCGGTACCGTGGTGGTAGGCTGCTGCCATAGGGTTCTCCTGATTGGGATTAAGGGGTTTGCGGGCTGCCTTGCTGCCGCAGATAGACGGAAGTCAGCTTGGGCGCGGCAGGCGGCGTATATTGCTCAATCTGCTGGGTTTCGGTCTGTACTAAGAGCTGGTACTGCCACGCGCCACCGTCTTCGGCCAGAAACTGTTCGCTGATTAAGTGGCAGGGCAGGCAGTCGGGCGGGCGGTAGCCGACAACGGCCAGCCGCAGCGCATCGAGCAGGTCGAGCGCCGCACCGTCGTGGTGCACGCCGCGCCCGAACACGGTCAGGTGCAGAGTCAGATCGCGCTGCTGGGCAATGCGGCCGGTGTCTTCCAGCTTGCCGAAACGGCTGCCCTGGTATCCGACCAGCACCGCACCTTTGGGGTGCATAAAGCGGTATTGGGCGGGCTTGTCGGGGAACAGCTCGACGCTGTAACCGGCCAGTTTTCCGGCCAGATGGTCGCGCACGGCGGTGAGTATCGGCAGGGTGGCGGCCATCAGTAGCCCTCCCAGTTTTGTTTGGCCTTGGCGCGGACGCGGTAGGCACCGCCTTCGGCCTGCGGCCGGTCGGGCGCATCGGCATCGTCGCGCACACCCAGATGGATTTTGCCGTCGCGGATATTGGCCAGCACTTTGAGCGCGTTCTCGTAAGAGAGTTGCAGCGGCTTGGGAAACTCGGCGGCGTTGATGCGGCGGCTGTGCAGC